ATGTCTTTTCCTGTTTGCTTCTCAATCAAAGTTTTTAGGTGTTGTATGTTCTCCCTGTTTCTTTGTGTAGTATTTAGTAAGAAGTTTTTGTATTTCATCTGTATAATAGTTTATTAGTTTCTCATTTGTGTTTTTGTATGCCCACTCTAATTGTCCTTTAAAGTAGGCATAACTTTTTATTAGTGTAGTCTTACGCATTAGCACGAGATAACCTTTTAAATGTATTATATTGTCTTTCCATATGTGTTTTAAAATCTGTAATAGAAGTTAAGGACAAGTGATTGTTTTTAGCCATATCATCGTACACATCAAGTATGTAGTCCATAGCCTTAATATTCATCTTTGTCTTTAGGTATGCTATCTTTATTATCTCTCTTGCACAGTATGCTTGTATCTTACTTTTACCGTGTCGCTTAACAAGTGATGTTATTTTACTTAAAATATATTCAGCAAATTCTAAATCCTTTATTACACAATTACCGTTTTTGAACTTCTCTCTATTCGCATAGCCAAAGTATATGTGTACTAAATTACCTACTGTTATGTTATTACTGTTTTTCTCAAAAGCATCAAAGGCTAACTTGTAATGCTCATTTTGTTTAGCAAATGTTTTAAGATAGTCTAAAGTAGTCCAAGCCCTATTACCATTGTTTATATTTATTATATAGTCTAAATGCTCCTTATCATTATCAGCATCCACCCAACTAACAATATAGGCAGGGATTGTCTTTTGTTTCAATAGCCTTGCACTTTCTATTCTGTGATGCCCTTCTATTACATTACCCTTGTTGGTAATCACTATTGGCAGCATCCACCCAAAGTTATTGAGTTTGTTTTTAAAGTTCTCTGCGTGTTGTTGGAATATATCCCTATTAACAGAAGCAAGTTTTAACTCACTTATTGGATAGTACTGATTAAACTCTCCTCGTTTTATTTCTCTATTGTTCATAATATAAATGTTTGTGTTTATGTTTGTGTTGCTAATATATAAAATTATTCGTAATTCAATGCATCTAATATAATCATTAACCTCTTGTCTTCTTTTATAATCATTTCTTCTTTAACCTCTTGTAGCATTTCTAAAGCATCTTCATAGTCTCCTAGTTTGATGGCTAGTTGTATCATTTCTATATCGCTTATAAATCGTTTCATTAAAATAATCTCTTTTGTTGTTTATGTTCGTTTATTCGCTTCATAGCTGCGTTATAATAATCTGCATCTAATTCACAGGCAGTCAAATCAAATCCCAAGTTGTGACAAGCAATTGCAATACTGCCTGAACCTAAATGAGTATCAAGTATTTTATCCCCCTCTTTTGCATAGTTCATTAAAAGAAATTCGTAAAGTGCGACAGGTTTTTGAGTTGGGTGTACTCTGTTTCTATCAACAGTTTTATCAATAACCCTTTTGTTGTAATGTCTTAAGGCTCTATTAAAACTTGTAAATGCAAGTTCTCCATCGCTAAAATCATTAACACCTTTTAGTTTATCCCAATAAACCCACCCCATAGATGGTGGCAAAAAATCAGTAAAATAATTAGCACCCCAAACAATTTGGTTTTTAGATACTCTAAACAACTCATTCCAATAAGGTTCTTTTGGTTTTTCATTATCCCAATTTTTTTTCTTATTTTTCCCTGTATCATTTCTACTTCCTCTACCCATAGTCATTTTACCTGCATCAATCCCATAAGGGGGGTCTACAATAGCAAGGTCAAAGTAGTTATCCTCATACCTTGCCATTAGTTCCATATTGTCCTCGTTAGTTATCATAGCGTACCTCTTAATGTGTAGCTATCTAGGTCTGCATCTTCTATAAAGAACATCTTGTATCTATCTATTGCTTCAAGTGTTTTGCGTTCCCCCTCTAAATAGAAGTCCTCTGATACATCGTATATTGCTATGTCTAGTGTGCCTTTGTCTAAAGCTATAAATGTAAACTCTGTATAGGGTATGTTAAATAGTTGACAGTATATGTATACTTGAATATCATAACCGTATTTTTTAGCTGAATAGGGGAATGCTCGTATGTCGGTTGTAGTTTTTAAATCTACTATACCTTGCTTACCTAATACATCTGCTTTGCCTCTAAATGGCATCATATCTATATTACCAATAGCAGGTACTTCTGTTTGGCAATCAGTAATAAGTTGCAAGGCTTGTTCGTTCTTAAAGAAAGCATCTATTAACCTTTCGTTTTCGCTACGCTCTTTTGCTGTAAAACATTCGCCATACTCCTCTACTGCTTCCTTAAACTTTTTAGCGTTTCTACTTTGTACATCTATAAATTTTATCTCGCTATATTTTTCAGGCTCTAGTATAGCTGTGTGGAATAAATGCCCTGCACGTAAAGCAGGAGATGTTTCGTTCTTACTGTACTTTGTAATGTAGTGATATTTTTTTGGGCTTGTCTGTAACAATTTAATACTACTGCTACTTAATGCGTGTTTGCCTAGATGCCCATAGTAAAAGCTATCGTCATACATTTTAGATAGCAACTCTTGTCTATCCCACTTCTCTCCATTTAGTAATGTTATCATAATGTTTTTTCTTGTAGTTTCTCGTATAGTTCTTTGTAATCGTCTGCTAGTTCTTTTGCTTTGTCTCTCTTTTGTCTTAATCTGTTTATAATTGCGTTAGCTTCTTTTATTTGCATCTCACAAGCTGTCGCATAAATATAGGAGTTTGTTAAATACTCCGTAACGTGTTTCAGTTCTTTGTTATCAGGGCTTTTCTCTAACCACTTCTGTATGATGTGAGAGGCTGCTGTAAAGTCTCCTTGAAATTTAAGTTTTAGTAGTTCCCTGTTCATCCTTGTTTTTTAGCTGTTCTACTACTTGTTCTAGTATCATATATATTTTAACTATATGCTGTTCTAGTTCTTGTATTCTTGCTGATTGACTTGCTCGTTTCTTATTCATTCTTTTCGTCTAGGTAATCGTTTGCATCTATGCATAAAGGATGGTCATCATCCATAGCAATATTGTATGTAGTTCTTAAACCTACACCCCTGAAATAGTCTATGCGTTCTTCCCAACTCATAGCGATAAAATCTTTATTATTCATATATGTTTGTTATTATAGCTTGTTTCTCTTGTAACAAATATACACTTTTTTTTCTTTTGTTATTATTCCACATTGTAGTTTTAGGACAATACAGTTCTTCAGGCTTTAAATCCTTTAGGTCATTTAGCCAAAACATATAGTTTCCTTTAGGGTCATTTACAAAGTAAAACTTCTGAATATCGCTATCCATCTTCATAAGATTGTTATACTTACCAACCTCTAGTATTTTGGTTTCATAGTACTTATCTCTAAACTTCATCTCAATAACACACTTTAATCCTTTAGGAGTAATTCCCTGTGCATCGTATGGTAGAGAAGTTTCCCCTGTGTGTACCAATCTCCAACCGTCTAGATTAAGAGCAGTAACTAGGGCTTTCTCAAAACTATGTATTAAGTCTAGTTTCATATATCCTTGTTATTTGTGCTATCCATTCCTTTATGCGTTTTGGGCTGCACGTACAAGGCTCGTGGTAAGGGTGTGCAAATAAATCAGCGTGTATTTCACATATAAATTTATACTGCTCGTTTGTTAATTTGTTTCCAAGTGTAGCAAGAAATACCTGCCATTGTGCTACTTGGTGTTGGCTCATTTTTCCTTTTGGCATCTTATAATTCTATATCATTCCACTTCTTTCTACGGTCATCACACCCACAGTCAGGATATATCTTTTTGTAAACATATCTTATACCTGTGTACTTGGTTATGTAATATACTAAATCTCCTAATCTCATAGCTTATCTTTTATTTTGCGTTTAACTTTCTGATAGGTATTGTAAAGGCTTCTATACTCTATGTTGGTTTCTCTAGATAGTGCAGATATATTGTTAGTGTCCTGTACAAGTTCAAATACCTTTTTGTCGTACCAATGCATCTCATTTAGTGCTTGGTTTACTTTGTCAAAGGCTTCTTCAAATATCTTTTCATCTTCTAACTCTACCTTTGTCTTTTCTTCTATTAAGTATTTTATGTAATCGTCTGTTAGGTCTACAACTTGTGTACGTTGCTCCTTACGGCATAAATCTAAAAACATACTACGAAGCGTTTTATAAATATAAAAATCGTTTATATCGTCTTTATACGAGATATCTATACCGTTCTGTATAAGCACTAGGAGTTTAAGATACATCTCTTGTACCAAATCCTCTGATGTGTCAGGATTGCACCCCCAGCTACGGCAATAACTTATCCATTTATTATGTTTGCTTGTTAGTATGTCGGTTATCAAAATAATCTTTGTTGGTTTTTGTGGTTGTCTATTCGTTTTATTGCTGCATCGTAATACTCTTTGTCAAGTTCACAAGCTGTAAGGTCGAAGCCTAGATTATGACAGGCTATTGCTATACTGCCTGAACCTAAATGAGTATCTAAAATCTTATCTCCTTCCTTTGCGTAATTCATTAAAAGCCATTCATATAAAGCTATTGGCTTTTGTGTTGGGTGTATTTTATTTGTATGGTTATGTTTGTGTATGCTATAATTAAACATTTTAGCAGGTTTTTTTAAACCCATACTAACCCAAGCATATTCAGCAGTTGCAAAATTATCCACTGTTTGTTTTTTATTCCATATACAAAAATATTCACTTGGTGGCATTACAAAATTATTTGCGCCCCATACTATTTGATTTTGAGATACTCTAAATAATTCTAACCAATACTCTTGACTTGGTTTATTATCCCATTCAATACCTTTTTTAGCTGTTCTCTTATCCATTTTAAAACGAGTATCGCCAAAAGATTTTTTAAACCTTTCAATACCATAAGGCGGGTCAACAATAGCAAGGTCGAAGTAGTTATCCTCATACCTTGCCATTAGTTTCATATTGTCCTCACAAGTAATCATAACAGTTCTGTTTGCTCACGTTTAGGATATTGTATAGGGTTTTTGCCTTCTACGTTAAAGCCTACGTTATTTAATACGCTTTCTAGTCTAATAGGGTCTTCCATCGGTGTAGGTCTGCCCCCTGTGTCTACATCTTTAATCTTCTTAATATGTAAGTGTGAATACATCCAATCAGCTGGATGGTATATGTATCTGTGTATCACTAAAAAGTTATCACAACGGTTCACAAACTTACCCCCACCCTCAACTGATGCTGCACTAGGTGGAATTGGGTGTCCTTCGTAAAAGTGTCCTTTATGGTGTCTTTCCCTTAAACTTTGTGTAGCAGCGTGTGTACACACCCAAGTACTTATGTTATTCTCTTTGCAGAATATTCGTATCTCGCTTGTTGCTTGGTAATCGTACTCGTGTCCTGATATACCTTTTAGTACATCTTTGTCTTTGTTTAGTGAGTTGTAAGGGTCTAATAAAAACCCCTGATAATCCCAAGCCTTTTTTACGTGCTGTGCTAAATCAAGTAATGATTTGTAAGTGTATAGCTTTGAACCATCAATAAATTTAAAGTGTTCGTTAATCCACTTTACTTGCTCCTTGTAGTGTGTTTCCTCTATTTTGTTTATTGGTTTGCCCTCTCTAAATTCTACTATTTTTCTTATAATAGAATAAGGCTCATTCTCACTACTAAACACAAGCCATTTAATGCCGTGCTTCATAGCGTATAGTGTCATTAGGTACAGGACTAGAGATGTTTTCCCTACGTTTGCGTGTCCTAGTATGATATTAAAATCCCCATACTTAAACCTAAAGTGTTCATCAAGTCTTGGAATACCAAGCCTTAACCCTGTTTTTAAGGTTCCTGCTCGGTATTCATCCAACTTCTTTATGTGATTATCTAGCTGTATAAGCATTAGAAAGGCAAGTCTGCTTCTCGGTCAGGAGAATGTTGTGCTGTTGTTACTTCCTTTGACTTCTGTACTTCATAAGTGTTAAGCATTGAGTACAATCCTTTCTCACTTTTAGCTATCGTAATTGGAATAGAACCACGTTCATTTACGTTTGCTCTATTTTGGTTAATCCAATTTATCATCTCGTCTGCATTTATCTTAATGTCGCAAACTATCCATTCCTGTTTGTTGTCGAATATTCTCAATCCGTCTACCCAAGTTTTAGTCATAATATTTATTTTTATCCGTTAAACACGTAATTTTCAAATGTACGTGCTAAATTTATTATTTCAGTTGTATTTATTTCTTTCCCTGCATACAAGTCAGTTGCTCTATTTAAACTGCTTTGTCTTATAATGTATTTTTGTACATCATCTTTAGGATTAGAATAGTTGTTTTTAGTAGCAGGTGGTGCTACGCTGCTTTTCTTGCCAAGTATTTTAGCCTTGTTTTTATTTTGATCTAAATCATACTCAACTTCATCCCCCTCACTAAACGTCAATTCTTTAGGAGAATAAACATTAGGGTTATGTCCGTTAGCGAATGTTACTGTGTATTTATTCATAGTAACTCCGTCAGGTAGTCTAAAACTTTCGCCTTTTACTACTGTATTTACTTTACTCGTATATATCATTTGTCATTATTTGTTGTGTAAGTATCTCTATTTTTGCTTCAAGCATTTCTACTTTTTTTCGTAATGCTTCGGCTTCTGCTTCTCGTAACCGTAATAAATCCTCATTATATGTCATAAGGCAAAGCTACAAAAAATATTTTAAAAAAAAAGGGTCAGTAATAAAACCAACCCCTTTTCGAACAAACATATAGAGAAACTAACCTACAAGTGCAGGTTATACTTTAAACTTTTCAATCAACTCATTTAGGTCATCATTTGACAATTTAACTAAATTTCTAGCTTTTTGCTGTAACTTTTCTGCTGTACCTTCTCCGTACTCTTTGTCTAAATTAAGCCCAAAGGTGTACTGTTCTCCTTGACCAAACAAATTGCATTTAGGGCATTGTACTTGTACATTTACCGTATCCCATCTAGTTGCATAATGTTTACGGCTCATAAAGTGTCCTGCGTGTAATCTACTTACATCATCTATCTTACCACAAGTGAAACATTCAGCTTTGCCATTGTTCGCAAATCTATTTCTGATGTATAGGCTGAACACACTATCTAGCTTTTTAACTATTTTGCTTCTAGTCATTTATCCATAGCTTGTAATAAAGACTTACCAATAGGCTCATTGATACCCTGTATTGCTTTATATATTTTTCTTGACATACGCTTTACTTCTTGCTTCTCGCTCTTTGTACTATCACTACCTAGATTTGTATATAGGTTGCAATCTAATTCTAGTAGCTTGTCTATCTTCTGATTGTCTGTTATTTGTTCTGCTAATATGTTTTCTATCATATGCCAAAGATAAGCCTACTTCTAAACATCTAAAAATATAGTTTTGAACACATATATACTAACTGCTATATAGTAGTTTTTATTTATAGTTATATGCTATATATAGTTGATGTTATATAGTAGTTATATGTTATATACTTGTTATACTATATATCAATATTATATATAACTATATATATATATATAACTATATATTATTTAGTGATTTTTTTGTATTTTTCAAAGCCTCTACTGCCAAAATATGCAACATAAACAGTAACTAAAAGTGTTTTAAGAAGTTCCACCCATTCAGTACTAACTTTAAAAGGGCTATCACTACTATCTAAAATAACAAACAAAGTAGTCATAAATGTTAAGTAAAGTAGCGTAAGTGGTCTAGTGTTTTTGGATAACCAACTATCAGAAGTCATATCGCTATCCCATCTTTCAGTAACCTGCTCCATTTCTAGTATATCCATTTTAAGCAGTTCTAATGCCTTTTCTTTTTCAAATGGGGATAAACTATTGTCTTTAGCTATTAAGTTCTTTAAAACGCCTAAAAAGCCCTTATCAGGCAGTGTATGGGCTAAATTATTAAATAAACCTTTTTCGCCTATTAGAAACTTACCTACTTTAGTATCTTTAAATGGCTTGCTCATAAGTTCGGATTTGTAACTGTATCAAAAACAAATATATGTTTAGTTCATTAAATGGGTAATCTGCATTTTTAGGATAGTAAGATATACCACCTATAAACGAAGTAGGGAATAAAAATATAATTGCTATGCTCAATATGTCCATATTACGCCTTGTGTCTTGTCTTGGTCTATGTCAGCGTGTATAAAAGTATTACCTACTCCTATCCTGCTAAACCCTACGTCTAAAAGGCAGTTAATTAAATCAAATCTATCTTTGCTATTTGTACAAGCTATGTCTACTGCTAAACCTTTTAAATGGCTACTTGTTTCTACACCACCTACTGCTTCATTGTGTGCAGGTGTTCTAAAGCCACTTGTAATGTGTATAGGTTTGTCAAATTTGTCTCTAACTTCGTCTAGCATTTCTAGTAAAGTCTTATCCATCATTTGACCGCTGCCCTGTACATCAGGACTATCAAACTCGCTATAATTAAAGTATCTCACTTTTTCTTTTTTAACTCGTACCACTTTTGGACAGTATAGCCAATAGTAACTACTAATAAAAGTATTTTAAGGCTATCTTCTAATATATCCATTGTACTCACTGTAATAGCTGATAAATTTAATACGTAAAGTTTAAACGAGTTTAAGTCCATAATTAAAAGCTTCTACCTAAAAAGGTGTGTGCACCATTACCCTCTACTGTAATTTCGTAAGAAGCCCAACCGTAAGGGCTGCTGTCTAAATCTTGCCAAAGCACATCTACACTATACTTATCAGATGCAACTCCTTCTGTTTCTATTTCACCTTGTTCATCGTATGTAGGCTCTTCAATCAACAAATGACCTAGATGTACAATAGTATGCCCACCGTCTAAATAACTTATTTCTGTTAATTCATCAGTTGTATGTGGCAAAGCAGCTATTTTTTGTTCTGCTTGCTCTTTTGAGTTAAACTCGTATTTCTTAAATAGTTCCATTAGCTTGTAAGTGTTTGTAATTCGCTGTCTGATAGTGCTTCGTTGAATACCAT